ATAAAGCCAAACCGATAGAGGTAAAGATCAAGACCGAAGTCATTGAAGAAGGGGAATCGCGGATTGTTAACGCTGTAATCCTCTCTGCCACAGAAATTAAAACCCAGGCGTCCATGAAGCCACGAATAACTACAACTCAAGTGCCAGTCAAGGGCCTCGCTGCTATCAAATCGGGGGAGGTAGAGACTCGTCTACTTGCTGTTGGAAAGAATGTGACTTGGGACCTAGGGAAAGTAAAGATTGAAGGAGAAACGAATGATTGATCTACTTATTGGAGGCGGTGCGCTCCTTGTAACCGCAAAGATTGGGGTCGTAGTCTTAGCTGTTGCAGCAATTGGTGTCATAGCCACACAAGCATCAAAGATTCCAAGGAGAGTAAATGTCTAAACTCTGGCAAGATGAAGAATTACAAATCCTAGAGGCACTTCGCTCCACATGTAGTACGATTGAGATCCAGACGGTGTTGTACAGCTCAGGGTTCACCCGGACACTAGAAGCAATCGCTAAGAAAGCTCGCAAGAACCGTTGGTACTTCGTAGACTATAGTTCACCACTAACCAACAATCTCACGGCGACAGCAACAGCAGCTGTACGAACCCTGCTTGAAGCTCGTAACGAAGGAGAAGATCGCCCGTCACCGGAGGTACCGTCTACATCAAGCGCGAAAGGCCGCAAGACAATGAAGATGAATGAGGAGCTCTCTGTGCTACATCGTGAGCTCGAAGAGATTCGTCTGAAGGTACCTCGCACGTCTTCAAAGGCGAGCTATGTAGCAGCAGACAGCATGAGCCTGGTACTTGCCCTATCGGACTTCCATGTCGGAAAAACCATCCGTGATGAACATGGTACCACCACATACAATGCCGAGATTGGCTGTCGTCGTATCGAGGATACACCGGAGCTAGCATGGAGCTACCTGACAGCTGACCAACAAAAGAACATCAGTGAAGTCGTCGTCCTTCTTATGGGAGATCATGTCGATGGAGAAGGGATATACCCCGGCCACGACCTGACACTCGATAAAGGAGTGCCAACACAGGTCAAGATGGTTACCGAAGCTACCTGGAAGATGCTCCAGGACATCCGCAGCCGTGTGCCTCTCGTACGTGTCGTAACCGTTAAGGGAAACCACGGGCGATCTGGCCAGAACCCAGAATCAAACTTCGATAACATGTACTTCTGGGGCCTCGAGATCCTCGCTGACATGCATGCTGACCCAGGTCTCGTTATCAAGAATCGTTTCGGTGACTACAACATCTTTACTGCACAAGGATATCGTGGTCTGATCCGACACAAGGCACCAGTACAGGCTGATACAGCAGGTGGAGCCAAGACGTTCATTGCATGGAAGGATATGCACAATCTGGACATGGTCGCATATGGTCACTACCACCACTGGGGTGCCTTCACCCATAATGGTCTGTTCATCCTCCGGAATGGTAGCCTCCCAGGTGGAGACGACTACGCAGAAGGCTTCGGAGCATGGGATGCACCTACCCAGATGATGTTCGGCGTGACTGCAGACGAGCTGCCCACCTTTATTACTGCACTCAAGTACGAATAATGTGGGAGATCGGAGCCAACTCACCAGATATACTGATCAAGCGGGCCATGGGGTTCCTGCTTAGGCATCCTGCTTGCAAGATCCGAGTTGGGGACCACGAACAACTTGCCAAGCTGGTATCACTCCACCACCGACATCATGATTTTGGCGCGGATATTCTGAGTGGACGCCTACGCACAGGGGAGGACTTCACGAACGTTCCATGGAACAAGGAGTTTGAGCTAATCTTCTTCGAAGATGGAGAGGTGATGGCAGCACATGTCAAATTTGCTTGCTTCACAGATACCCATCTGGACCAGCACTCCAAAACAGTAGATATAGATTTTGTTGCTGAAGTAATATGTATAGCTGACGGAATGATATCTGATGCACTAGTCCCTCTACGGATAGCAGCTGTGGCAGAAAGAGTTCGGTGATATAATAGAGACACACACTTCATAGGAGGTAATTTCTTGGGTAAATTCACTGGGTTTGTTAAGCTAGAAGTTGCTGATGATGTAGTCGAAACCCTACATACGGACGGAAAGGTGCTGCCGCCCGATAAGAGGTTTAGGTATCACCCCAACACATATTTTGAGCTCATCAGTAAATCCAATGAGAAGAAGACAGGGTTGGGTAGGGTCATTCTTAACGATCAGGACCATGCCCGCATCGAAAAGATAACCAGCCGTTCTGTATCTGGTCAGACAAGTCGGAACCGTGAGCAGGTTTATTATATTGATGCTCTGACTAGACCTGATATCACAACAATTGTAGCAACAGGTAGAGCAGGTACTGGAAAGACATATCTTGCTCTTGCCGCTGCAATGGATGCAGTAGATAAGGGGATATACAAGAAGGTAATCATCACCAGACCGATGAGTCAGGTAGGGAAATATCAACTCGGCGCTCTCCCCGGAGATGCTGACGAAAAATTCGGACCCTACCTCTCGAACTACATGACAAACTTCGAGCAGTTTGTTGGGCGAGGTAGAACAGAAGAACTCATGCGCAACTACGGCGTCGAAGTTGTGCCTCTCCAGCTGGTACGCGGGGCATCATTTGAAGAGACGCTTTTGATTGCTGACGAGGTCCAAGTATTGGGTCCAGTTGAAATCCTCACACTAGGTAGTAGGATTGGAAAGAACAGCAAGATTATCCTCATGGGAGATCTGGGTCAAAGAGACGAGAACATTGCTATTGAAAAAACTGGGCTATACAAACTCACCAATAGCCCAATTGCTCAAGCCTCCCCACTAGTCGCGGCAGTTGAACTTCAAAAATGTGAGAGGAGTGAAACGGCTCGCTTATTCAGTCGCGTCTTCGAATAAATAGGAACCACATGGAAGAAATAACAGAAGCCTATCTTTTCACAGATGATGGGAATATTATTCCTGTCTCTGAAGTTGGAGTACGTTCTATCACGGGAGATCCAAAGGTCTTTCAACTCCACATAACCCTACAGCATGGTCTCAACTCCAAACGGATATACTGGTTTGTGCTTCGTAGTATGAAGGGGTGGGGCCTCCCTCCGATTACTCTTGACGTAACACAGTTTGTGAAAGATAGACTTTGGAAGAAAGATCTACTTGCTTTTTATATTGAGGGAACTATCTCGGAACGGGAAACATCAGGACTGCTACTCGCTGTTGACGAACCAAATCAATCAGCATGGACATTCGTCGAAGAGGAACTATGAAGATAGAACACACAACAGTATTCGGATTTGAAGCAGCCCTACGTGGCATGCGTAATGCTCTCAACAGCTGGGACAAGTCTGATAGCTTCTACGGCCCACAGGGACAGAGTCGCGGAGCCTTCCAGGTTTATGGGCCCAGAGACACCCCCATCTCAGCTCCCGAATCCCCTTGGATAGGGAAGAAGGATATGGCGCTGGCATGTAAGCTCACCCGTGCAGGCTCTGACCACCGCAAGTTCCTCCGTCAGATCATGATCTGGGTAGACCTAACCATCCCCCGCTATGGATGGCAGGAGCTGGACACCTACAAGGTAGCGACCGTCCGTAATAGCTGCAGCACCATGCACAAGTTGGGGCATACGGATCTGACTCCCGACGACTTCGAAGACTGCGCAGTAGAGAAGCATACCCTGCGCCTTCTAAACGACCTAGCCAAAGCCTACAGAGAGAAGGCTGAGCACCGCATCTGGGGAGGGAAAATCTCAGGGTATGACCTTGTCCGTTTTATGAAGGGTGTTCTGCCCGAGTCCTTCCTACAGAAGGCGACCTACACAATGAGCTACGAGACGGCCCTGGCAGCATACTTCGCCCGGCGCAACCATCGTCTAGACATTTGGAGGGAAGAAGTCGTACAACCTGATGGCGGGCCTTCTATCACTAGTTGGATTCGCTCCCTACCCTACATGGAAGACTTCATTCTCGCAGCCGAGAAGAACTAATGGATGGCCACCTTTGTCCAGAACCCATAAGGTTAGGCACTCCAGTTGCAAGCCCCTACTGGGGGAACCAAGTGTCACTACAACAACCTTTCTTCATCGAAGACGTAAGGATAGCCGCTAGCGGCAGCGTTGAATTCCTGGCAAGTGGTCAGTGGTACTATTCTCACGAATTGCTACACTACGACCACTACAAGAACAACATCGCTCCGAAATTGAAAGACTAGGACTTGCTTCGCCCAGACTCCCTTGTTATTGTTGTGACAAGGAGAAACATATGAGCTTTGAAGATCCATATGATGTTGCTAGACGTCGTGCTGGCCAAGAGAAATACGAGGTCACCGTCAAACTAGTAGTCTGGGCACTAGGCGAAATTGCATCTGAAGAGAAAGCAGAAAAGATAATCCAGGGAGGACAAATCGCCCTAGTAGAAGACGGAGAGGACATTTTAGATGATTACGAGATCGAGGACACTAACCCGGCAGGCCTTTAATCCCACACTCATTACCAACCTGTTTACTCCCGATAACATCCGGGAGCGCCTCCGTGCTAACAGGTGCGACGGGTGTAGCCTTGGCCAACAAGAAGGATATATAGGACCCGTAATATATAGAGGGAACCCAGAGTCACGTCGGATGATCATTGGGGAGGCTCCTGGACTAACTGAAGATCAAGGCGGCATACCATTCGTTGGACCGGCAGGCAAGAAACTAGATGCAATCCTTGCTTCACAGGACTGGACAGAGAATGACTGGTACATTACGAATACTATCAAATGTCGACCAATCGCCCCTCCTGGTAGTGGGAAGCAAAACCTTACCCCCACAGTGGGACAAAGGAAGGCATGCAGGCCTGTTATTGAACAAGAGATCCGATGGATAGAACCCTACCTGGTGTTGCTGCTAGGGAAAAGCGCCGTCACCTCGCTACTACCAAAAGAAGCAGTAAATATGAGTATGCAAGAACTAGCAGGACGTACTATTGCTAACCGAAGATATCCTAACATTGCGTTCTACGTAATGTATCACCCAGCCTACCTTATCCACACACAGAAAGATCCAGAGAAGAATCAGGAAGTGCGTGCGAAGATGTGGGAAGATATCCAGAAACTGAAAGTACTGGATGAAGAACTGAGGAGCATTTAATGGCGAAAAGAACAGACCAGGCGGCCGAGAAGCTAATGGCACAGGCACTTGAAGTAAACACACCAAATCCCGCAGACAGTATGATTTCGGGTAAGAACAGGGATGACGCGTTTGAGGCTAGTGGGGAGCATCTTGCAGAAGCACTGAAGACAATCAGCACTCTAGACGAAGGGCCTGTGCGCGAAATCATGCTAGCTCACGATCAGGCTCTACGTGAGCAACTTCGTGTCCTACGTGAGCTCTCGGAGATGCAGAAGGGGACCACACATGACATTCCTATGCTAGGGGTGGGTCTCCAGGCGGTCGAGCGTCAGATGACCCTGATGGTCCACAAGACGGAGACCACCATGCGCACACTCGTGAACAAAGAAGTTGTAACCGAGGCTGATCTCGAGAAGACCTTCAAGGAAGAGATTGCGCCAGAGTATATAGCCGCAATGCAAGCAAGAGCCAAAGAACTTGGGGTTGAAGTTCCGGCAGTGCCTGGAGAATCAGACGGAGGAGAGGTTAACTAGCGGCTAGTGTCGTGTGTTACCCAGAAACGGCCTTCCATACCTTTATCACGACCGGTCTCACTGACACTAGCGGTGATATGATCGGCCCCAATTCCCCACTCAACTCCTACCACTTTCGTATCCTGAGCGAACACGTTAATGAGAGCAGTAGCAATCTCCTGACGTGACTGTCCCACTAGATTCTCGATGCCACGCCAACGAACACTCCGGGTAGCAAACTCTGTATGCTCATCCTGATCAGGAGAGAGAAGCTTCCATTTAACACGCGTAATGACCCGGCGGCTCTTGAGAAGGGTCTCTAGGTACTCCGCCATGTCTGTTGCATCACGTTCATGCATCTTGGCAATACCGATTGCTTCAAGTTCTTCTTCGAAGATCGGGTCGCCATCATATTTTGCAACGTATTGTTCAACTAGTTCTGCTTGGTTCTTCGCGGTTCCGGTTCCAGGAAAAGACATGGAATCTCCTTTCTCAGTCGTGCCAACTCGTTATATACCTGGCGACGATCTTGGTTAATTAATATAGCTAACTGAGAGATAGTATACCCCATACTTACACAATAAAGCAAATACCTATCGTAGGTTGGGAGTTTTATTCTCTCATCGAAGAGGACATACGGCCGGGGCAATCTCTCTTCCAACTCATGGCTCTCATCCATTATTGGATAAAGCTTTTCCCACTCAATCTGACGTGAGAATACACGTTGTGTGAATAGATACTTGGTTAGAGAATAGCCCAAAAACCTAACAGTTCTGGCATCATTGAAGGGGAATCTCAGTAAAACTGAATAGAGAAACTGAGTGACATCCTCGTCCTCTACCCACCAGGCTGAACGTAGCTTCTCTTGTGCCTCAAAGACATCAAGAGGAGACCCCATGTACCGAGACTCATTAACCAGTCCCTGGTAGAATCGACGTGCAAGATGATCGTATGCGCGGCCCTTGGCGAGCTCTACATAACGGGGGATGCAAGCTTCGCCTACCCCTCCCAGCCCACGATGCGCTTTCTCCATCTCTTTTGGAATGTTGGGTAGTACCATCTGATTGGAATGTTCTCGCTCTTGAAAAAAGTAGCTACCTTGGTTGTCTTACCTGGTGTAAGAGCCACAAGATTTGCTGCCTCCTCCGGATAGTATTTCTTGAAGCGCCTAATCTTCGTCTTGTCTTTGGGCGGCATCATCCCACCCTTCACTTCTACCCAGATGTAACTGCCATCTCGGAAAGTAATTTTGAAGTCAGGAGTATAGGAGAGTGTTCCTCGTTTGTACCAATCAGTAAAGAGGAAGGTTCTTGGTTCATACTCTACGCTGGCTACGTCCTTACGGTGTTGTTTCAAATACCGATAGAAGTTAGCTTCCCAGCGTGAGCGCATGAAGAGGTTGTCGCAATCCTTCCTGCGATGACTGTAACTGATACGGCCCTTACCAGCACCCTGTTTCTTAGAAATCTTTCCGTCAAACTCGTCCAGTTTTTTCTTGATGGCATTGCGGGACTTAGCTAGAGCGATACACAATTGATCTCTAGGGTCCTTCCTGTGTTTCCGGAGGTACTCTTCTTCTATTGGTGACCACTTTACTTTTGCGAATCTCATCCAGTCTCCAGGACACTATACACTTCAGAACAAATAATGTTACAAAAACGAGAACCCCCACTGTACCTGCAAACCAACTACCAATGGCTCCTAATGCAATAATAGGAAAGATCCAGTGATAGATAATTTCATAGCAGGTACTAACGGGCGATCACCTTCTCGCGAAGTGTATTGGGATCAAATCTCTTCAACGCCTCTCGGCTATTGGGTCCAAAGCTACCGTCAATAATATCCTTATAGTAGCCATGGTCTCTCAGTAACTGTTGGACGCGGATAGTCACCAGGTGGCGTACCACCGCAAGGTCGACTCCCATCCCTGGACACTTCTTCTTGTACCTGACTGGACCCTTTCCAAGAATCATCATCCCTGGAGCCTCGCGGTGACCTCTGACTCTCTTCGGAACGATCTTGAAGAGCAGACATAGTCTTGCTACATGTTTGATCATGGCTTCGAACTGAGCGGCTTGCGGGAGCTCACCTGTCTGGCCCCTAAAGGCCATAGTGACTCCGACGCCCTTCCCATTCTGTCCCTTTGTATGCCACGTGATATCGTTGTAGTTATTGCAGTGGTAGACTGTCCCGAGCTTCGTGATGAAGTCGTGATAACAGAGACCGGGCGCTCCCTTCCTACTGATGTGATTGCCAGGACCTATACTGGAATGATATCGGGCGGTTTTGTCGGGGTCTTGATTGTTGGATGCAGTAGTGTGAATCCAGATATACTGGATGGCAGAAGAGTTGCGCTTACGCCACTTGCGGGCAGGGTGCTTGGTAATTGTTGCTCGAATATCGATGGTCTCATTTGCCATTGTCACGCCTCCAAACTTATTCTACCCACTAGTAAACCTATTGTCTAGCTTTTGCTTTCCGGTATTGTTTCTTCCGATATTCTCTCTGTTTTTGTAGTTCATTCTGGTGTCGATCAGATTTCAGATACTGTTGTCTTCGTTCACGTGTAAGGAGTTTTTGTTCTTGTTGATGTTCTCTTAACCTCAAAGTCGACTTGGTCAACATGCCACCATTCACTTTCCCGTCTTCGAGTTGTATTGTTCCGGGACCAGGACCCACCTCTTGAATCTTTTGGTCTACGAGATCGACAGTCAGTTCCTCTTGGAATCCAATACGGATGAGATGAATGCCGAGTCGAGAACAAAGGTCTTCCTTTAACCGGTCAAGACCTTTGGCATGTTGAAAAGCCTCTTCCGACTTATGGAAATGAGAATTGAATCTAAAATGTTGTTCTCCGTCATACTCCCACCCTAAATTCAATTCAGGGACAAAGAAATCAAGCCTAAGTTTTTCCCCTACAAGGAATTGCTCCATCACTTTGTCAAATTTCTTATTAAGAAGATGGCCTAGTATCTCTTCTCCCCTAGACTTGCTTTTCTTGATCTTTCTTGTCCATCCTCGGTAAGAACATGTACCTGATATCTGAGAAGGAGACGCGTTTAATTCAGTAGCAATATCAACGTAAGTAAACTTACCTAGAGACGCCATAGATTCTATCGTATCTAGTTCTTTGTCAGTCCATCTACGGATAGACGAAGTAAGACCAAGCTGGATTAGCATGTAATGAATACCAGACTCTGTCTTGCTGAGAGCGATGGCCATTTCTTTATAAGAGGATCCAGAAAGTCGAAGTTGGATTAATTCGTTCTTCTCTAGATCAGTCCACCATTGGTCCTTCCCTAGCCCTAGGCTAGAAGCTTTAAATTGAATGGCGTCCTCTGATCGTTTGAGAGTTGTTCTCAATTCTTCATTAGATACAGAACTATAATGAGTCTTGAGAATATGAATCTCTTCTGGAGACCAATAGTTCGCGTGAGTAGAAATTCCCTCTTGTTTGAGAATGCAATAAAGACTACCAACCGGCTTGTCAATCTCCCTTGCGATTGTTGCGATTGGTTTGTCCCCGTAGTCTTCGAGGAGTTGATTAACTTGTTTTTGAGACCATCTTTTGTATTTGCTTTTCATATGGTTAACCCAACAGCACAAATACAAGTCCCTTTGTAAGCGGAAAAGAATCATAAATTCGATCAAGTGCTTTTCTGCTTACAAGAGAGGCGCAGTCTACAATAATCATATCTACCTGTTTGCCACGAAATTTTTTGAGTGAGATAGATCGAGTATCACTTGTTCGACCATGACATTCGAGCGGACAAAGATTTTTATTCGGTGCGATAAAGACCGAATTAGGATTCATAAATAATTTATTGGCTATCGTGGTATGACCAGATGAGCGAGGAAGTCTCAAATGGATTGTAAGGAATTCCTTTTTGAGAGATTTCTCGTCAAGGTGTTTAAAAAAGAAAGAGAAGGTAGGGTCGGTTTGTAAATCTCGGACATACTTGACCATATCTCGAATATAAATTTCAAACTTATCGCGTGGATCTGACATAGGAACATCTCCTGTTGGGCTTAACGTGCCCCTTGGCTACTGCCTAGTGAATTAGCGCTTGTACTCCCTCTGGAAGCGACTCGTTTTCATCGGGTGCCTTGTAGTTCTTCCAAGCATCTGGGAGGAGTGGGCTACCGTCGAGAATGCCCTTGATAGTGAGGAACGCCACAACGTCTTCGTGCCTTTCTCGTGGCTCGATCGTTTCTAGGTGACCTCCTGTCACTTCCTCTACATATATCTTTCCTGTGAGAGATAGATAGAATGCGAGGTATTCATGGACTCCATCCTTGGCAGTCGCTAGATGCAACATCCCCCCGTCCCCCTGTAACGGAAGGAGGAATCGGTTGGAGTTGACTATCTTCATATAGCCTCCCCAGTCAAAGACTTCTTGGAACCGTCTAAACGAGCGTTCTCGTCAATGAATTCGTCGAGCTTCTTGCTGCGGACATCCTGCTGGCCATAAATAACCTGCGGAATAATTACATCGCCACAGCGGATACACTTCATGACGTTGAAAGTAATACCATCATAGGGTGGCATACTCATCCCAACGGCAATGTTATGTACACGAGGAAACTGTTGGGCTACGATCTCCTGGAAGTAGGTAGAGCCACAGTCACACACGACCTTCTCTACTTCTGGTTTGCGAGTTGGAAAGGGGCTAAGTCCTTCCTTGTTAGTCGTCTCGTTCAGTTGTTTGATTGGCATCTTCTTCCTCTTCCTCTGCTTCTGGTTGTTCTACGGGCTGTGGGGCTGTGTCGTCATCGTTGAGAATAAACTTCTTTTTCCCATCGCCATCAACAATTGTTAGTGACATGCTTCCTCCTAAAATTTACACTGAGGGCGCACAATGCACCCCTCACAGTGCTGACTAACAGAGGGGTAGTAGATACCAGCTACCATCCCCCTAGCAGCATGAAGGACCGCTTGCTCAGTCCTTGCTAGCTCCTGTTCTCTAATTCTATACCCAACTCTTGTCACTGAGTGGGGACTCAGACAATATCGAGAGTACCTCGTGGGCATCTGGTCAAAGACCTTGTTGAATGCCCAAACTTTAATATGGGTCAGCGTGTCCCGGTAGAGCCAATGACTGGCCGCGCTATTAATACTATCTATCCATCCAGAGTCAGTGAGCGTAATACTGTCATCTAACTCAATTATATCGATGATGTCATGGAACACAACCCCTACTCCGAGGGGTATCACCATAGGAACACTGACGATTACATGGTTGGGACCTATGATATAGATCTCATGGTACCACTTATAGAGACGAGATAGAAGAGAAATTCCCTCTCCCCATTCATCTGAACTACGAGCAAATACCTTGAGTTCTCGATTAAGCCAGGTACTCATGCGCCTCCATGGAGCATGGTGCTTCTTCTTTACCTGGTACTGGAGAGCCAACTTGGTCACCCGATCAAACAGCTCTAGCTGAATGAACCGAGGTGTGAAATGCGAGAGCTTTGTCTTAGCCGGGCAGTCTAGGTAGGAAACAATCTGGCGTGCATCAAGTTCGACCATTAGAACACTACCGATAGACCAAGGCCACCACCCCATTCATTGGATAGTGGCTGATAGACAACAGTTGGTGTAATCCACAGGTTAGATATAAGAGGTAGCGGCTTGCCTACATTGTACATGACAGGAGAGATAGAGAGTGAGAGCTCATCGAGTCCCACTGCGCCAATCCCAACCCGGAGGAACCTCCATGTCATATCGTCTGCTGTCTTACCATAACTCATAACTGACACCCCCACTTCTACGTGGGGGACTACAGCTGGCTCTCCAGTTACCACGAGTCCACCAAGTAGGTCTATGTGAGGGTTCCACCACCACATGTGTGGAGCCAACTCGTCAGTTTTAACAATCGAGAAACTAGTGAGAGAGAGTTTCTTCTCGTCCTTCCCCTCCTCGGAGAGCTCCCAAAGAGTGGCATAGTGGTTGTACCCTCCTCCTGGGAGTTTGCTTTCTACTACTGTTGCTCGGAATTTCTGATGGAGTCGATAGGATAGCGTCCCCTTGATGGCATCACCCGTGATAGTAATACGATGGTCCTTGTAGCTGTAGGACATGTTCTCAACGGGCAGATACTTACCGTCCTTCTCGACAAAAATCTTGCCTTTCGGAAGGTCAACCTCGACCCTCTCAACAGAGTTCCTGTAAATTACACGGGTTCTCACCTTCACGTTCTTCTTCTCTATATCTAGTTTAGCTTGAAGCTCGGCTACCATCGTCAACGAAGCGCGTCTCTTGACTACCTCTTCATGCACCTCTTTTGCTAGCACCTCTAATCTCTTGTTGGCATCAGCGATGGTCGTCTTACCACGGCCAATCGTCAAGTTGGCTTGCTGGAGTTCCACGCGAGAGGCTGACAGGAGAGATGCCTGGTCTTGTGAGATATTCCAGAAGTGAAAAGCGCCACCCGCTGACAGTGCCAGCAAGAGAACTAGTATGATATTGATGACGATGTGCCGAGGCTTCATCGCTAACCCACCATCCCTTGGCTATTCCATGCCGCGAAAGACGAATGTACTCCATGACAAGGTGGACCATTCTTGATCTTCATGACCGCACCACATGTACAGAGCGCTTCTTCGTCGCCGATGGCGTTGTTATCTTTATCGACATAGCGCTCTATCATTTCATTCTTCTCTGTCTCCCCACACGAGGGGCACACAAGATCGACATACCGATACACCTTCGTTGAACCATTCATTATTTAGCTCCCCATCCATCATCATTGGCCATCGAAGACGAAGATGTCCTCTGATAGTTCTTAGCATCTGATGCTACCTGATGCTGTGGGACTGCACAGTAGTCGCTGCTCGGTGGCCAGAAGTCGTAGAAGAGTGTTCCCTTCTGTTCGGTGATCTTGTTCTTGTCAATGAGTACCTCTACACGAGGAAGGACTACCGGCTCACCCTTCCAGTCTACACTATGGTGGCAGACAGAGAAACTCTCGGGTACATCTGTTACCTCAGAGTAAAGATGGGCAATGAAGTTGGTGTCGTACTCAATCTGTACCGACTCGGCGATGTTGTTTTTGGTCGGCTTGATGCCAGGAGCGATCTTCGTATATTCGACAGTCGAAAGGACCGGGATGTGTAGCCTAGTTGCCAAGTCCTTAACCGCTGAAGAGAGCTGCTTGATACGGACACGTTCATCCTTATTGGGAAAATCAGCCAGCTTGTGGAAGTTATCAAGAAAGTAAACCACTCGCTTATCAGGGTTGCGTTCCTGGTGGTACGCAATCAGGTTCTCAGCGAAGGCCAGTGAGGAGCCATGCGTCACATCTTTGATAATCAATCTCCCTTCGCGAGCTAGATCGGTCACGGCCTGATACCCAACGCTACGTCTTGCTTCTAGATTGGGTATGTGTTCCTTCCAGTACTTCGGAGCGCGAACGTGGTTGATAGCGATCTCGTGACTTGCCTCCGCAATACAGACAAAGCGCGGTAGTAACTGAGCAAGAGTGTCGTCAATTGTATGGAAGATGACAATAGCGTCATCGTTGTTCGCAAGAATCTCATAAGCGAGCTTACACAAGAAAGAACTTTTACCAACATTAGGCTTTCCTCCAAACACCATGAACGTGTCACGCCATTCACCCCGTAGCCATTCCCGTAGGGCACCCATGTCGGGACCAAGATCGAAACTACTATCTGTACCGTCGTTGTCCTCTTGCTCCTTCTTCTGTTCTTGGATGTCCTTCATGAATCCTTCTGAAGACATAGCATCTGAGTTGAACTGACGGTCGAACTCTTGTAGCTCTGCTTTTGCATGCATCATGATTTGTTCGGCATCGATTGGGTTTTTGCCAATCTCGAACTTCATGCGACCAATAATCTCGTCACGGATTCTGCTACGCTCGCGGGCCTTCTTGTCTAGGAGAGCAGAGAGGTCTTCTGAGATAGCGCGGAAGGACATACCTGTGCGGTTAGCTAGCTGGCGTACCAGCTTCTCTCTAACAACTGCTGACTTCTCGTTCACGATGAAGGGAATGACCGTCGCGCAGATTGATTCAGGTTCGGCATCCTCATCGAAGAGGTTCAGACGATACTGGAATGCAGACCATGTCCCGTTTGCCTTGAAGGCTTCGATGCCCTGTTCGTTGATCTGACTATCTGGGTCTTGGCCCTCTGGCATCTCCATGATACGGACGTTCAGGTCACGATGGCCAGCGAACTTAACAAGGGCACCAGTCTCTTCGCCTCGTGCATTCTTTCCTAGGATCTTCTCCTTGCCAGCATGATCACCATCAAAGCAAATGATAATGTCATAGATGCCCAGCTTCTTGAGAAGAAGAACGTGGTCGTCTGTGACTGCTCCCCCTGCAATGGCAGCACAGTTACTTAGACCGTGGTGGCGGGCCGTAATGACATCAGCCTGGCCTTCAAAGAGATAGAGGGGAGGTGTGTCCTTCTTAGCTAGGTCGATGCCATACAGGCGACTACCCTTTTTGAAGATATTACACTTCATGCCAGTGACGCGACGCTTCTTGTCTCTCTCTCCGAGAGTGTTGCGCTGGTTGTTATACTTGATAGCCTTCTTGTCACCCGCTGCCTTCTTCTCTTCGAAGTTGAGATCACGAGAAGTGAATCCAATAGGACGACCGTTCTCGTCACGCCAGGTGAAGATCATGTTCTCGGGAGTAAAGATGTCCTTGCGTCCCAAGTCGATCTCACCGAGGAACTTAGCAGTGAAGCCATTAGAACGGAGGGCCTTGCTGAAGTCAGAGAACGAGGTCACTGTTCCTACACCATTCTCCTCCATCTTCTCGGGGTTCCAGCCACGCTTGGTAGCTGCATCATTAAAGGTCTTGTACTTCTTATCCGTTAGATCTACTGATGTAATGAGGGCGGCGGCGAGACGATATGCACGGTATGTGTCAAGCTCATACACCTGTTCTGGTGTCATAGAACCGATCTCAATATCCACATCGTACTTCTCACAGAGATACTTGAGTGTGCCATCCACCCACTCCGGACCAACTCGTGGTTTCTTTTCTAGGATAGCGACGGCATCGAAGATGTCCATGGATTTCCCACAGCCAAAGCAATGAACACGAGGGCTATCCGTATCTAGCCCAGCGATGCTGGCGGATGGGGTGCTATCTTCGTGGTCAGGGAATAGGCAGTTGAAGGTGTTGGTTGGATCGACGCCCAGCTTCTCAGCTAGGTATTCTGGTAGAAAAGGCTTAAGACGAGATACAGCCTCCTCGAAATTCTTGACGTTGCTCATGTTTCCTCCTGTCTGTCTGTAATATGGTCATTCTATGTCTGATGTCAAGAGCCTACTACTTAACGTTCTCGAGTTTTGATGCTGGAACCTGGACCTGCGCTGGTCCTGCGATGAGATCTTGATGTTTGCCAAAACATACCTCACACCATCAGCCGCCAAGTTGCAAGATTTCCTCGTCAGTCCTGGGCGAACACCCTTGAAAACATACAGGTTTCCAGCGGCAAAAATTGCACTGCCAGTCGCCAATTGGATTGGCTGTGGGGTTACGCTTCCAGTTGTCATACCGAGTCTTGGCCACCTCTGTGTTACGGGAGCGGGCATTCTTTTTGAGGCTGTTCCCAATGGCATACCTCCGTTCAATTTTCTTGGCGTCCCATGCCGCACTGTAATCAGCAGGAGGGATCTTGTTTTGTCTCTCATACTCGGCTAGTCTGTCGTACCGCTCATAGATGTCTTCCATTGTGAAACGTTTATCAGGTACACCATTAATAGTAGGGCGGTGTAGTTCGACGCCTGTTGATGCGTCAGAGATCAAGTCGATATCGTATTGTGTGCGCTCACCACTATCGCGAGCATAGTAAATCATTTTAAAATATGGGAGTTGTCCATCGAACGCAGAGCGATAAACAAGCGTCTGGAGGTACTGGCTATCTTTCGGTGTACCTGCAATAGTCTTGTTTCCCATAATGCCAACAGTTGCGTTATATCCCGCAAAGCTCTTGACCTCGACCCCGAAATCTTCGTCACGGACTGGATCATGAAGGATAGCGTCGATCTCTCCGTGAATACCACGGTCGGGATCATAGAAGTCTACGTTGTTGGCAACCCAGATACCAGCTTCCTTCCACTGCTCGACAAGGATGTTCTCAACACCCTTACCTGTTGCGAAGATCCATTGGGTATAAGCATCATAGTCGGCAGCGACATCTCCGAACAGTTTCTTATATCGGAAGTAAGAGGCTCGGGCACATCCTCCTGCTACACGATGCTCTCCGTGCTCATCTACCCATTCTACAGAAGCTTCTGATGGATACCAGGAGGCTCGGCGAGGCATGTGAACCTTGCTCTGTCGTGTCATGTGTGCGTCAGTGTGGGCTATCAGGTCAAATTTGAGTGGTGTCATTAAGCGATCTTATTCTGGAGGGTTTCTACTTGGGCCTCGAGGTTGTCTACACGCGCCGAGAGTTCATCCACTTCGTTCTGCTTGATGAGGAGAAGCTGGCGCATTTGCTCCTTCGTCATGAGGTTCTGGACGGCGGTCCACATATCGTTGATGGCGGATTCAAGCGTCAGCATCCTTTGGACTTCAGCGTCTGTCATTGCCATTGTGGTTCCTCTCCTTCTGGTTCGTCGGCCACTTCTTCTTTCCCCTGCACCGGGGCTACCTGATATCCCAAGTAGGGAGGCGGTGTCTGCTGGGCGAGTAGATACCGATCAGGTTCAGGATTGGCTTCCATGTAACCAACTGCTTTTCCGGTAGCGTAGCGGTGAGCCACATTCCCTCCGAAGTAGAGACCTAGAATACCAAGTAGGCCACCTACGAAGGTGGGGAAAAGTGGGGCCATAGCTGCGTTCCCAGCTGCTAATATAGTCATTCCTATGAGGATAGCAAGAGACAAAATGGTAAGAATAAACTTCCTGCTCTTGACTCCTTTGCCGTCCAGTAGGCTCTGTTCACCATTAGACAACACGTCCACCTCCTAGGCGAATAGGAGAGGCCAACCCCACTTGATAATGGTACCCAATAGGGCAGTGGCGGCTACTCCAATGCCTCCCCACATGAGGCCGGTCTTCCAGGACAGCTTGGCCGTCTTCTTCTCGACAGTATCCAACCGCTCTCCATGTCCTTCGATCCTGTCGTCCTGTTTGTCAAGACGCTTCTCTACCTTCGACCCAAAGCTTTCCATAGCCTTAGTGGTCGCCGCGAACCCATCCTCAACCAACACCTTGAGATCCTCGTGTTCCTTTGCGTTCTGCACTTTGTACTCCTCAAAGTCTTTAGCATCACGACGGTCGCTTTGCTCGAGTAGGGCCATACGGGTAGGTAGGTCTTCGTTAGCTGATGGGGCCATGCTCCGCCTCCAGGAGGGCCAAATCGTTGACAACCATCTCTTCGATCAGGTCCTTGAATGTGGTACGAGGTTCCCATCCCAGGTCTTCCTGGATAGCTGAGTAGTTGCCGATGAGAACGTCCACCTCTGTTGGGCGGAAGAAGCGGGGGTCAACTTCCACATAGTTTTTCCAAACAAGTCCGACACGGCTAAAGGCCACATCGCAACACTCTTCCACGGAGTGTGTCTCCCCGGTAGCTAACACATAGTCCTTGGGTTGTGGTGCGTCCTCCATCATCATGATCATACCACGGACGAAGTCCTCTGCATGGCCCCAGTCTCGCATAGCAGCCAGGTTCCCCAGGTAGAGCTTCTTCTGCATGCCACGACGAATCTTAGCAACTGCCATCGTGATCTTACGAGTCACGAAGTTGGACCCACGACGGGGTGATTCGTGGTTGAAGCAGATGCTATTCACCGCGAACATCTTGTAGGACTCCCGATAGTTTACGGTGTTCCAGTAACCAGCGAGCTTGGACACACCATATGGAGACTTCGGATAGAAAGGGGAACTCTCGTCACACTTATTGGAAGTGACTCCTCCGAAGAGCTCGCTAGTGGAGGCCTGAAGGAAGCGAGTGTGAATCCCTGAGAGCCTGATTGCCTCTAGACACCGTAGAACACCAATGCCATTAACATCCTGCGTGAACTCAGGCTGGTCAAACGATGTCCCAACGTGGGACTGAGCAGCCATGTTAAAGAAAAGGTCAGGGGATGTGGTCTTGCAGAGGTGGGATAGGCAAGACTGGTCTGTGAGGTCGCCCTCTACGACTTCTAGATTGTCGCGGCCCTCGAGGTGCGCAGAACACCCTAAGTCCATCCCCTGACTAGAGCGGCGGATCATACCATACACTTTGTATCCTTTATCGAGCAGCTGGTCTCCAAGATAGGAGCCATCTTGCCCGCGAAAGCCTGTGATGATTGCAGTTTTCATGTTACCTCTAGTCTTGTAGTGTATTACTACGGGAGATTACTTCTATTTTACACGGGTCAAGAAGAGAATCAAGGAGCAATTCTAACCCCTTGTAGAAAATTGAACAAGCTCATTGACTTATCCCGCCATGTAGCGTCAAGGCGAATCAGCTTGTCTACGATCTCCTGTGGTTGTGTGGCGAATGAAACCTGAAGAATACCAGCCTTCACTCTATTAGCGTATGTGTCTTGAATCTCTCGACCTGCACGAAGACTCGTGATGAAGTCCAACATGCCCCCAATGTCCACCCACGACTCTCCGAAGACAGCCATCATATCCTCTTTCTCATAGGTGTGGTGGGGCAGAACCGTCATCTTGCTGTTATCGAATGAGCGCTCACAAGCATAGAGAATAGCGGCACTTGGCCAGGTAGGAGCGGGGATGCCTCCCCAATTTCCAGTGGAGCCACCATCAATTCGTTTGGCTACATCATCAACCAAGCAAGTATCAAGCAGCCACATAAAATTAGAGAGACGAATAATCCCCGAGGCATCGCCCATGTTGTCGGGGATCTGTTGGTGACCAACAGGGATATCCACGCCCTTCGGGAGAACCGGAGGGAGGTGACCACTTGGTACATAGATGTACTGGTTAGTGTATCCTGCCCTATACAGGAGAGCTAGACTCTCACTGTTCCAGAGAAAAGGATGGAAGTGGGTTGTATGTATGAGAAGGGTTGACTTGTCCATGCCCACAATGTGGGTCTTCTAGGAACTATGTCAATAGGCTATTCCATTTCGAGAGAGAGAAAACTATAGAGAGGCACGAGATCTTGGAGATCTTCGGGTTGAAGAGTGAAGAGATTGGCGTCACCTTCGCAAGAAGGAAGGGGGATCTCTTTGTCCGAAAGGACAACAACATAGAAGTCATCAAGAATGTCCGGAGCATCCCAATCGGCAAGCTTATAAGAAGGTACCTCAATGCATCCAACTGGCTTGGCTGATTTAGCTACAGCGGAGAGCTCCTCTGCACGAATCACAAGTGGGTTGCGTCCAGCTGTACGGAGAGATTTCCCGGTTGAGGAAAAGAGTGTGCCACGTAGCTTGGGGGCAAGGTCTTCCTGGCAGAGGATCAGGATCTTGCTTGGCACCTTACGCTCGACAACAGGCTCTTCCGGGAGCGGCTCAACCTCAAGCGCATGAGGATACTCATCTGAGACAGGAGTAGGCTCTTCGGGAGCGAAGTCTTCAATAGCAGGCACCATTGGAGCGGGGTGGGGTGGGCCTAGCTTCAGGAGGAGCTTCTCGACTGAGATAATGTTGTAGTTGTCCAGCTTCTCGGTCAGGCGCTTGACCTTGCGCAAGTAGGTCTCATCAGTTGAGAGACCTGTTACACGGTAGAACTTCCAGTCGGGACGCCTAAACCATCCGCGCCAAGAAGCAAGATCGTCTGTAGAAACAACAGCGAATACTCCTTCCTGAGGCAACTTGCCAAGGCCGTCACAGGTTACACGTGTATGCTTCGGTAGTTTGATCTGGATATAATCTGCTTCGGTATCAAAGATGTATAGCTTAGGCATTATTCACTCTCCATTGGTAATCTTACCATGACATAAGTTGCTAATCAATTGGGTAACCTAGCCCAGTGTGTTCATTACGAGCGATTCTAACAAATGCCGCTTTCTCTTCAGGTGTCCAGCTGAGAGATCTCTTGTTGAACGACGTATCCTTTGGAAAGGAGGTGTGCCGCCCGGCCTTGATAATCTTCTGTGATTTCTCAAACTTAGCCATGATAGCAGGTCGATCGATATCATAACCAACACGTCCGAAGATGCTAGCTAGCACTACGTCCGGTTCCTTCACCAGGTCCTCGAACTTATAGATGGAGTAGAGACCAGGGTACTCTTTGACACAGTCGAGTGCAACTCGAGCCTTGTTGCGGTATGACATACACAAACGGAGGAAGTAGTCATTAGCGTCGGCCTCGACTAGCTTCTGTTCTACGCCTCCCTTGAGCTTCCGGAAGGATTCAATCTGGTTCCGTCCATCACGAAGTAGTTGTACGATCTTCCAACCATCATCAATATAGGGCCTGACCTCAGCTGGTCCGAATCTATTTTGACTGTTACCAGCGTAGGGACCTGGTACGAAGCGGGATTCCAGACTTCCCCACCAGTCCCCCAGATGAGTCATAAGGACCATGTCTTCTTCTACGTTCTTCACTACATCTAGGACAGCACCACTATGAGTATGAGTAGCAAGAAGAGGGGGTAGTGTCGGAAGATGATAGAACGTCTCTCCGGGGTTAGCCTTCTGGGACGGATCAAAGAACTGAGGGGTGTGTTGGCACAGTGTCTGGAAAAGAGTAGAGCCAGCGCGGTAATTAAGAAGGACTAGAAGTTTATTGGGCATTCGCTCTCTCCAGGAACTCTTTGATGGTATGAGATTCAGACTCAAAATCAACAACGTCGTTAAATCTCTCGATAACATTGGTATGTATCTCTTGATATCTCTCTGTGTAATAGATCAGATCTTTCACGACCTCATCTTTTGTACTGGATGAGACATCGATACATGTCTTACCATGCTCTAGTAGAGCACATGAGATGTTACCTCGCAAGTCATTTAGGTTAGTAATAATGGGTCTGCCACACGCAAAGGAATTATGGATAATGTGACCGTAGGATTCTCCCCCGGGCTTAATGTGCCAGGTCCAACCAGAGGCCTTGATCATAGTAGCGAGAAGACCTGTGTCTGCAATAACACCAGCTTGGGGACCACGAAAGTTACCCATGGATGTGAAGGTCCAGTCATCTGGTAGGGAACAAGCAACCTCTCCCATGAGTTCCATAGAGTCAGGGAAATGTACCCAGCTGACAACGTTCTTCGGATGCTCAATGGGAGTGGGACAGAAGACATCAAGATCGAACTCCTGGTGGTAGCTCACCCAGTTGATATCAGGCATACCTCCCCGAGGAGGGGAGTGGAGCATCACGTTCTTGGCTCCAGATGGGGGTGTCCAGGGGCCATCACTTCCTACTCCACCAAGATGAACAATATGTGGACAGCCTTGTTCCTTGGCGAGACGCTTGAATGGTTCATAGTGCTGTGGCATGGACGACAGGACAAAATCGAACTTTGTCTGACGGAAGAGACCAAGAGTAATGCCCCGTTGAAGAGGGGCCCAGTGCTTACTCTTATCTTCTATACGATAAATACCTGTTTCACCAAGAGTAACGGGACCAACCCGAAGCATCTCTACGAGATAGCGGGCCCACCCCGTATCCCCAAGTGGAGGCAATTCCGATAAAAGGGACTCGGCTTCTCCGTCTGTGGTGGAGAGATAGCATTCGGTCACCGGGCTCTCAGCGTAGACATCCCAATACCCTTCATCCTTCCAACCCATACCGATTGGTCGGTAGAGCTCAATCCCCAGCCTCTTCTCGAATAAGAGAAAGAAGGAATGGAACAGGTCAAAATGATGTAGGTCTGTCAGAATCTTCATGGATCTCTACTTCGCCTAGATTAATATTAGTTCTAGAGTGAGTGTGTGCCCAGTCCCATAACAAACTGTCGTGGTGGTTCATGCCCCAAATCTTATCTCGAAGCCCACTACCAACAGGTTCGCGGGCTGAAGGGTTGCACTTTTTCCCCACGAATCTCTTGTGTTGGCCAGGCACTCCGAACTTCTTTTTGAGGATTGGCCAACAAGTTGAAATCTCATGTTGCAAACCAATGTACGAGAAATAATGGAGATTGGCAATAGCATGTTTCAGATGTGCACCAGATAGCTCAGGTGACTTGCCAACCAAGTCGGCTCCCTTGAAGTACATAGGGACACCAGAGAATAACCGCACCTGGTAGTCGTAGAAGAGATTCGTCCAGCACTCACGCAAGAGTCTATTGCTTGGTCCATCAAGTACGACATCAAGAGGGTTGTCTCTCATAAAGACATGGAGGGGATGCGCATGACACTTGGGGTCCCTCACATAGAAGTAGGTCGACAGCACTCTGTCTACCGGATCTCTCAGTGTGGTCATGAGGTAGTAGGGTTTAGTAACGATCGAGTGAACGTAGTCGAATGTCTTCTTATCACGTAGGTGGCCAGAGAAGAAGGTAATACCATCCCGGTCCCGCTGGTCAATGTAGTCTTTGTGTTCCGCATTGAGGTGCCAGGAGTAAAAGGACTTAGTCGTCTGCAGGCGGTGGTGGAGGGGGTTCCTGATCGAGGTCCCTGCACACTTGAACGGGTGAATGAAGACTAGGTTCTTCACTAGATTAGGTTCCTCACGAATCGTTCGATCTTCTCTCCTTCCTTCCCGAAGTCCACAACGTCACAGAAGCGCTTGTAAGCCGCTGCGCACATGGTTGCGTGTCTGGTAGGCTCACTCCAATACAGCAGCTTGTCGGCTACCTGGCGGGCTGAGAGACCATCGATATTAATACAGGTGACATCATCTTCAAGTAACTCGTTCCCTAGCTTCGAGGTGTAGAAATGACGAGCTATTACTGCTGGTCTCCCACAAGCATAGGAAGAGAAGAGGGTGTGGCCGTAACCATCTCCCTCTGGCTTGTAGTGCCAGGTCCATCCTGACTTAATTATCTCAGGAGCCACCTCGACTGCTCCTGCTAGGGCTCTGTCCATCCCGGCACCATATCTATTGGACTCCCATCCAGGAAGGAACTTCATCACCTGCCTGAAGAGTTCAGGGGCCTTCATGTAATGGATATAGGAATTGATCGCAGTGCTCGTAGTTGGGGGCGTGTACTTGAATAGCTCCTGGTCGAACTCCTGATGGTAGTAACAGACCTTGGTGTTATGGGGTAGATGGAATCCCGCTGTTGAAGCAAGAACGTTATTCACTCCCCCTTGATGGCCCCATGCGTTCCCGATCTGGAAGATGTGTTTGCAGCCAGGCTGGCACTCCTGGATGAGTCGGTTGAAGGGACCAATGTGAGCAGGGATAGAAGACACGACGATACCGAACTTCATCTCTTGGAACTTGGGCAGGGTGATAGCCTTGTAGGTGGAGGCGAAGCCCTTGTCGTCGACAAGATAGATCCCGTCTCCCTCGTCTGTTAGAAGGAGATTCGGTAGCTCGTTCTTCCTGAAAGGCTTACCCTCCATACCACGAGGCACCTTCTTTGCCTGGTCTAGCGAAAGGTACTGTTGGGCCGTTCCTGGGTGAGGGAAGACATTCCAGTATCCCTCCTTATACCACTCCATTCCGATAGGACGATATAGGGTATGGCCGAGGCGCTCTTCAAACAAAAGCTGAAGTGATTTATAGAGAGCTTGGTGGTGGAAGTCGGCTAGGATGTTCATAGGTAGCGCTCTCTATACTCTGCTAGACTCACACCCTGGAGTTGCTCTCGGATGTACTTCTGGGAGGAGGTAGACATAGTGTCCTTGTAGTTACCAGGTTTCCCTGATCTCTTGTTAGTATATCCAGCACTTACTTTTGTCTCAATAGCCTTAATCATAGCAGTGTCTAGATTATTTTCTACTCCCAGAATATCAGGAATGTTATACAGGAAGTGAGGGTCAAAGGCGTCATTATAATGAAGGAACCTCAAGTGATGTCGTTTCTTGAGGACAGAGATGACTCCAAGGAAATCTCTAACGCGCTTGACTCCAAGGTCACTGCGTATAAAGGGATCCAATTCTATGCCCAAGCCATATTGCTTCCGACAATAGAACCAATAGGAATTGATGAGGGCCTCGCCCTTTCTTAGAAGAACAGTAATATTGTCTGAGCTCCTTAGGCGATGCGTGAAGTTCTGTATGGCTGTTACGTTCTTGGGTGCATACCTTTCGAAACCAATATGGGAGAATCTTACTGTATCTTTGATCCCGTGAAGTGCGCAAAAGTGTTTGACCCTTTGTCTCTGCCAGGTCCGGCCACTGCGCGGGTAGGAAAGAAAATAGTTCATTAACTCTTGTTCCCTAGTCTCTTGTTACTGGCAAGCAATTCCTTGATGAATCCTGGTGAATAACCAGCTGCTTCGCATGCTTGAATAATACCGTTGATATCCTTAGGCAAACACTTGCCTCCAAACGGACTCTCGTTGTCAGCGAAGTACATGGTGTGTGACTTGTTGATCCGTGGGTCGAGTAACCACCCCTCGCGCACCTTGTGAAAGTCCGCGCCAAGTGTTTCACAGATTTTCTGCATCTCATATGTGAAGACAACCTTGGTGCCAAGGAACGCGTTCTCCATATACTTAATGATCTCTGCCTCTATAGCAGACACCTGATAATACACCTTGGTGGGCCCTGCTAATCTAGAGACGATTTGAGTTACAGCGGAGGTGTCTTCTGGGTTACCACCAAAGACGTGGAAAGGTTCGTTGGCTGCGTTAGAGGCAAAGTTGTGACCAGGGTCGTAATCTGGTTCACCGCAGTACTCAGGTGAGAATACAATTCTCTTTCCGTACTTATTTATGAGCCGATCAGTAGTGCCTGGAGAAACAGTAGACTTGATAAGAATCAGTGGGGTATCAATCCATCCCACGACTTGCTCTACGATAGACGTGTCACAAGCTCCGTCCTCTCCCATCGGTGTCGGGACACAAACAACAGCCATGTCACACTTGTTGATGTCAGCCTCCATACCAAGGCCCTTCGGACCATCAAACACGAAGACTTCATACTTAGACATGAAGAAGTTGCACATAGCCTCACCAACATAGCCATAGCCAACAATTCCAATTTTCATTAGGGACTCCTAAAAACGAACCGGCTTAGCTGGGTCGAGGCCTTTTCTTCTCATAGAAGAAGCTAACTGGATGTTAGCCTCACTCTGAGTTTTTGATTCTCCCAGATACACTGGGTTAGAAGCAGCAGGCTTGTAAGGCGCAGTAAGCGGAAAAGAAAAACGAGGAGGCAATTTGACTCTCTCGTTACGTGCCAGCCCCATCTTATCATCTGCCCACGCACGTCCATAGAAGGCTTCTGTGAACCCGCCTATGTAGTCATATGTTGTCTTCGTCATAATATGATGGCCATGGTATGAAGGGGTCATCCGTCTCTTTCCTTGCTGACCCTTGTTGGCTAGTTTTGTAGCAAGTTGGCCTACCTTGTTAAAGAAGCTTGGATCAGCCACAAGGATGTGGAATGAGTTCTTGATGTCACTTACATACAGGTCTTCGATATTTGTCGAACGGCTTTTATCTCTACCATGGTGCTTGCTAGGAGGACAGGGGATGCCTGGAGGGAGATTGGTTAGTTTCACCCCACGTAGTGCGTTCGGCTTACCATAGAATAGTTCTCTCTTCTTTTGTTTCTTAATAAACTTATCTATCTGGTCTAGTTTGTAAAAATAGATATAGTCACAGGGAGAGACGATCAGGTTGTCACCAGTTGAAATAGATACAGCCATGTTATATAGCCAGCCAGAGGAGAGCCAAAGAAAGGTCTTTGATTCGTCGAAGAGCTCTCCAGCTTCATAGGCATCTACGTCTGCCGTTAGTTCTTTACGAAACTGAGGAGTGAAAAAGCTGTAGCGCCCATAATAACTCAACATCTTTCGTAGGTACTGAATAGTGTTGGCCTTGGTGTTCCTGGCAACCTTCACGAATGGGTACTGCTTTTTGAGCTCATCAAAGTCCTTGCGTGAATCGTCACAGTCCCGATTATCGTGAGTAATACAAAGTTCAAACTCATAACCGGGATTATGCAAGGCAAGAGCATCAGCGAACGCCTTCACATTTAGGAAGGAATCCATTGCGCATGTGCAGACACTAATCACTCTACCACTTCTCGGGCTCTTCTACACAGTAGCGCTCATTGCTCCGCTTTTCTAGCTTGGCGGCATAGTCGGGATTTGCTTTCCACCAATCTGCATCCCACTGTTTGCTGTTTGCTGTCAGCTTACGCTGCATCTTCTTTGCCATCAGTTCACAGAGAGCTAGCTTACGACGGATAGTCAGATCGTGTTCATTATCGCCCTGGGCGAGATCGTTGATCTCTCTTGGTACTTCACAGATAGTTCTCTTGGGGTACGCGCCTTTTAGACTCATATTCTTCTCCTATAGTAGGTGTGTTGGTGTATTGTCGTCGCCAGTGAACACAGAACCAGCTGTCATGAATGGTTTAATAGACTTGAAGAGTTTGGCATGCCAAACGTTATCATGGATGGCATCTTCGTAGAAGTAGTCGATCTTCCCACGGAAAAAGAGTTGCTGCCGGTACTCTTTGTCTTTAACGATTGAGTCGGTCACTTTGTAGCAATCGTCGTTGATCCACAACCATCTTTTCTGTGCAACAGGATGGTCCATAAGTTCCATGCACCACTTATATTTTTTCCAGTAACGGTCTACTCCCCACCAATACAATTCGTTGTAATCCTCGCATGCTCTCACGGCTGGAGGTGCAATGGGCATGTCGACAGTCACCAGGTAGGCGTCGTTCTTAACACACCACTTAAGAAGCTGGACTGTGGTGCCACCAAAGCCATATTCACAGAGCATGAGGGGTCTGCGCTTCATCTGTAGTACACGATCAATCTGTCGAAGCAGGGGTCGGTTGGTCGCCGTGTCCTTCACAAGATCTTCATAGAATGCGTCAAGCGATGAAACCTCGCTATCAGGCATAGCAAAGAGCTCGTGCCAGGAGCGAGTTTTGATCTGCTCTGTAGAATTGTAGAGGTTCTCGCGGGCCTTAGGGTCCATTCCCTTGTCGACGATTTT